GAAGAAGACAAGCACAAATAAATATAGGAGAGGATACGGTAAGTATAACATGACGTATAAAGAGATGGTACAAAAAATTAGAGACTATACAGAAGTTACAAGCACAGTTTTAACTGACACTATTGTAAATGGATTTATAGAAAATGCAGAGTTTAGAATTTTAAGAGATGTAGACTCAGATAATAATAGAAGATATGTAACCGCTCAAATGGTGGCTAGTCAAAGATTTATAGATACCCCCGATAATTTATTAGTGATTAGATCGGCTCAAATAATAGATTCGGCAGGGGTTGGAGTAGCTAATGACAGGGATTTTTTACAATATAGAGATACCAGTTTTATGTCAGAATTTAATAATTTGGGGGTTCAAGGGACGCCTAAATACTACAGTAACTGGGATGAAAATACGATAGTTGTGGCTCCCACTCCAGATCAAACTTACACTATTCAGTTAAATTATATCTTGAAACCCGATGGATTATCGAGTACAGTTCCCACTACATATTTAAGTCTGCAATTTCCCAACGGACTTTTGTATGCATGCCTGACCGAGGCATATGGTTTTTTAAAAGGGCCAAATGATCTCTTGCAATTATACGAAGGAAAGTATAAACAAGTGGTAGAAGGCTTCTCAATAGAACAAATGGGAAGAAGAAGACGAGATGAATATCAAAGTGGTGTTCCTCGTATAGGTAAATAGGAGAAAATAAACATGGCCATAACACAAGCAATTGCAAACTCTTTTAAAAAACAATTATTAGATGGTGATCAGGATTTTACTGCAGCACCAGCTGGTGATATTTTTAAGTTAGCTCTTTATACTTCTTCAGCTACTCTAAACTCAGCTACAACTTCTTTCACAACTGGAAACCAAGTTCCAAACTCTGGACAATATACATCTGGTGGTGGAAAGCTAGTTAACCTAGCAACTTCAATTACAGCTGGTGTAGCAAGAATAGACTTTTCAGACAGATCTTTTACTGGGGTCACTATTACTGCTAGAGGGGCATTAATCTATAACACATCGTTCTCAAATTCAGCGGTGGCAGTTTTAGATTTTGGAGCAGATAAAACAGCTACATCTGGAGTTTTCACAATTCAGTTTCCAGCACAAACTTCAACAGCAGCGATTTTAAGAATCTCTGGTTAAATAGGAGGTAAACTCCTATGGCATCAGGAACTTGGAGCACCGGCTTTTGGGGCCAAAACCAATGGAACGATTCCGCTAACCCGACTTTAATACCTACGGGTATTGCCCTTACTGCAACTCTAGGGGACGAGACAACCGTTGGTGAAATTAATGTAGGTTGGGGTAGAGCCAACTGGGGTGATTTTGCTTGGAACATTGCTGGTAACGTTCTTCCCACAGGTTTTCCTGTAGTAGGAGCTTTAGGTAATCCAGAAATTCACATAGATGTAACCGCAACCACATCCACAAACAACGGTCAACTTATCACAACTACTCTCAACAGTATAACTGTTGATATTCAAACAAAAGCATTTCCAACAGGTATTGCATTAGCTTCAAATCTAGGAACAGCTGACGCTGGTCCTGATGCAATGGCTACAGGTATTGCAATGTCTATGGGTCTTGGAACTCTAGATGCATTTAATCAAACAGGTTGGGGCAGACAACAGTGGAATGTAAACGCATGGGGAGTTGAAGGTCAGTTTGCTACTGCAGCCGTAACTGGAATAGCCATGACAGCGGCGGTAAGTGCACCCGAGTCTGTTACAGGAAATGCCGATTTCTTTCTCAACACTTTAAATGTAGCACAAGCAACTCTCGGTAATGTAGATCCAGCCCCTGATGCTAATTTTACTGGCGAGGCAATGATTGCATCTTTAGGAAATGCAGTGGGTATTATTAATTACACCGACATCCCTACCGGCATTGCAATGACCGCTACTCTAGCTAGTGTTACAGCTGTTCCAAGCCAAGAGGTAGATGTAACAGGAATATCTATGAACGCTCAATTAGCTAGTGTTACACCTATTATTCACGTAGATGTTTCAGTAACTGGTTTAGGGTTGACTATGAACCAAGGAAATGGTAATGCTCTAATCTGGAACGAAGTTGACACAGGTTCAGCGCCTATAGATCCTCCAGGCTGGCGAGAGGTGGCTGCATAAAGAGTTTGACACAAACTCATTATTTTAATAAAATGAATACATAAGGAATAAAATATGGCGAATTCAACATCTGCTAACCTAAAACTTACAGTTCAAGCAACCGGTGAAAACTCGGGAACATGGGGACAGATTACAAATACAAACTTATTAATTTTAGAACAAGCTATTGGCGGATACAGTACTTTTAATGTTACTAATGCTAGTAGGGCTTTAACTTTTTCTAATGGTGCATTATCAAATGGTAAAAACAATGTGCTTAAATTAACAGGGACCCTAGCTGGAAATTTAAATATAACCGTACCTAACTCAATTGAAAAAACTTACATAGTTCAAGATTCAACTGATCATGCAGGAAACACTTTAACTTTTAAAACTACTTCAGGGACAGGTGTACTTTTATGTGAAGGAAATTGTTACATTTTATATTCAGATGGAACTAATATAGTTAAAGCAAATGAATACAGAAAATGGAGAGCAGTTTCAGCAGCTGAGACAGTTCAAGCTGGTGCAAAACTTTTAGTAAACACAAATGGTGGAGCGGTAACAGTTACTCTTCCAGCATCTCCTGCTACAGGAGATGAAGTCGCTTTTGTAGACCAGGGTTATGATTTTAATTCTAACGCATTGACTGTTGGTAGAAACTCTTCTAATATAGCTAACGCAGCATCTGATCTTGTAGTAAACACACAGGGTGCAGCTTTTGCATTAGTATTCTCAGGAGACGCTACAACAGGATGGACTTACACGGAGAAATAATATGTCAAATTACGAAGCAACAAAATACGATTTTTCTGGAGCAAACCTTACTGGTATCGAAGGAATTCCTACGGCAACTATTGTGCCATGGTCTTCTTCTTCAGTGCCTACAGGTTTTTTAGAGTGTAACGGAGCAGCAGTTTCAAGATCTACATACTCTGCATTGTTTGCAATTGTAGGTACTACTTATGGAGCTGGTGATGGTTCGTCTACTTTTCTAGTACCTGATCTTCAAGATAACGTAGCGGTTGGAAAATCTAACAATAAAGCTTTAGGGTCAACAGCAGGGGCAAACACAGTTCAATCGACTGGAAACGTGGGTGGATCAACAGCTAACGCAACTCTTTCAACAGCGCAGCTAGCATCTCACACTCACAATGTAAATCAAAATGATCCAGGTCCGAGTAAAGGAGTTCTTCCAAACAGAGCAGGATCACTTGCAACTAGTAGTACTGGGTCAGACTCAGGTCACTCTCATAATATGAGTGCAACTTTTACAGGTGATTCAACTTCAGTTTTACAACCTTACTTAACAGTAATTTATATAATTAAAACGTAGGAGAAAAGATGGCAACAAACTCAAAATGGATAGTAGTATTTGACGATAAGAAAATAACTAAAAAATATGATGAAGGGTCAGAGGAAGGTGCAGGGCACATCCTTAAAGATGATCCTATTTGGAACGAAGCAAAATTTGCAAATATTTGGGCTATTCAATACGGAAATAGTGTAGCCACAGATTCTGTGGAATATAGGGATGAGACTCCTCATTCTGTTTATGATCCAGCTGTGTTAGGAGACTTTCAAGAATTTATTAATAGATGGGATGCTGCTCAATTAGTATCTATACAAAATACCTGGGACGATGATAACGTGGAAGGTGAATCTTCATCTGATAAACTTTCTAGACTAGGTGCTAGACCTACATCCTATACTTCTAATCCGTAAAACTTCTACCTGTCTGCATTGAGTTTCATCCAGGATGTTAGAATATATTTTTCTCCAGATAAGGGTGGATTACCTCTATGAACATAAGGAAAAGCAGCAGGCTAAATAACTATTCTGCCTGTTTTAGGTTTTACTCTTTTTGAAAAATGTAAAAACTCTGTTTCACCACCTTCTTCTATATCATTTAGATAAACAGAAAAAGCAAACGCTCTAGGCTCCGTATCATATCCTCTACCATGCTCAACATGCCAAACATGATATCCCTCTGTAGGTAAAGTTTTTTGAATCTTCATATCAGTAAAATAAAACTGATCTATACCATAAGCCTCCCTAGCTCCGGTGTTTTTCTCATAGTGTTTAAATGCCATATCAAAATTAACAATTAAGGATTTTAATTCTTTCCACCATACATTAATGTTGTTAGGCATTGCAAAACATTGCTGATCTTGTTTATCTAAAACAGATGCATTTTCAAAAGCGGCTCTATTTAAAGTTTTTTTAAATTTATCTTGATCTTCAAAAAATTTTATGGCTTTATCACACTCTGATTTAAGAATATAATTATCGTAGATACCTATAAAGTTATCTATATTAACTGATTTTTCATTCATTTGGATCTTTCATTCATTATAAAAGTAATATATAACCCATTATATGCTACAAAAATTAAATTTCAAGGCAGGATTTAATAAACAAGACACTGAATCGGGAGCTGAAGGTCAGTGGACTGATGGTGATAATGTAAGATTTAGATATGGTTTACCTGAAAAAATAGGTGGCTGGCTACAGTTAACCGCAGCTAATAAAACTCTCCCTGGTGCAGCCAGGGCTCAAGTAGCCTTTTCTAGTTTTAATGGGGAAAA